ACTTCGTCGAAAACAATTCGAAAATCAAAACCCTCTTCTTCTAAAAAATACATCGGTGGAAAAAAAACGAGACGTCGACGTGAGCGTCAGCGCCGCTAATTAACGCCTTTGTTTTCTAGATCGCTGGTTCTTTTTACAAGGGCGTTTGCTTTGGCGTTTGCTTTGACGTCTTCGTCTTCCACCTTTCATTGCTGTTGTTGCTGTCGGTGTCGATTCATATCTAGCAGTATTTCCTCCCATTATGCTTGGATAAGGCGTTGGCATTACGGCAGAGTTCATTTATATAACATGTTCTAACATTTTAATGTAGATGAACTGCTTGACGTATTCCAACCAAATCTTGCCAACGCAGTTGGCATCCCCAGAATATTCTGTATTGCTATTTGTATTTATTTGCAACACAGAGTAATTGAATTTCTCGTGTGCAATGTGGTAGGTTGACACTGTTTCTGTGCTCATAATAGTTTTTACCCTTGTATCCACTAACCATCGACTGTGATAATCCCTGCATTTTTCTAAATAGGCGAGTGGGATGCCATCCTCGCCATTTCGGTTGCGTCTGTTGATGCGCGCGGCGCACACATCCGGGTCGGAATCCAAATAAATGATTGCATCCACGCGGTACTCATCAATGAATTCGTCATACCACCGATTGTAGATTTCGAATTCCATCTTTTCTACTTGTCCGTCGTCATACAACATCTGCATGAAGATATTCTTGTCGGCAATGAGGGAGCGCTCGATGATGATGACCTTGCATTGCGGGTTCTCTTTGATGGCGCGCTTCAACAGACTAAGACGACTAATATACGCCATCACTTGAAACGTGAAAGCATATCTGCGTTGGTCCTTGTAGAACTTTTCCAAAATGGTGTGTCCAGATTCATCCTTAATACTTTCCCAGATGTCGACGGGTTCCTTTAAAAACAGGATCGAATTGCCGACGTCGGGATTGGATTTGTTAATATTTGACTCTAGGTTCTCGAGAAAGGTGGACTTACCGGTTCCGATATTGCCCTCGATAGAGATGATGAAAGGTTTGGAGACAAAAGCAGACATGGTATATTAATTGATTTTATATTGTTTTTATTCAGTGACCGTTGGAATCCTCCCGGACATCAATTTTCAAAGGAAACCAAGGTTTCCTTTGGAACCTTCCTTAGTTTGATAAACCTAGATGATTACATTAATTCATCTGTTTGAAACACTCATAAATAAATTTATTATTTAAGGTTGTCTATATCTACCTTTAGTATGGGATCTTAAGGGAACGACGAGTTCCCTTTTTAATTAACTTCGTATACAATATAGATTCCATGGAATTCAACTTTATCAAAACAATTGTATCCGCCCTGGTATTTGGATTTTTTCTTTTCATTGTTGTCAATCATATTATAAATACCTGGTTTTCAGGTGCACTTCATGAATCTGATAGAAACCGGTTGGAGGGGTTTGTTGATGCAACAGAAACGGCAACGAGTAAACCGACAGAAACGACTTCAGCAAAACCAACAGAAACGACTAGTCCCATGGTTGCAGCAACGTCATTTCCTATAGCAACATCTTCAGCAACATCGTCTGTGCCAATTGCGCCTGCTGACGGAATTTCCAATTCCGAAATGATTTCCGATTTATTTGACCGCGTAAATTTACTATTAGACCAAATACGCACATTGAAAAAACCATACAGTGACACTGCAACCACTGTTTCATACAACCGCGATTTGTCCGGAAACATGGTGATTTTATCCAACCTCAAAAACCTCGTTACTATGGGTGTCGACAAGATTAACACGGATTTGCAAAAAAATCCAGGCATATTAGAATTATATCCATCTTATAGCGGCAGTGATTCCATCAAACAAATCATTTCTGATTTAGGATCTTTGGATGAAAACAAATTGGACGCGGATTGTAGCAAAAAAGATATGTCTTCCTGTGACAAAATCGCATCAGCAACTGACAAAGAAGTTTGCATTGCAAAGATAAAAACACAGTGCTTAAAAGATATTGAGACATCCTTTTTGAAACGTGTTTTGTCTGTCGTTGATGAACATCAGCGCACTATTAATAAAATTTTGAAAAAATAATGACACTAATAAATATAAAGCAGCAGATAAAATGAATTCCAATTATTCAAGTTTAATAATTCCACCAAAATACAATGAAACCAATGTGACTCAAAACATCGCTGCGATAGAGCAACAACGCAAACTGCTAGAAACACCTATGGGACGCGTTTATGTGCATGACACTGGGTCAATGTGCAATGACATTAAATCGGGGTTGTCCGTTCCGCGGCACACTATAATAAACGTCAACAAAAGCAAAGGAGGCAAGGGAATCCTGGATTCGGCAGATGCTGATTTTGAATCGGCAAAGTTGAACCCCTACATTGAAACTGAGCGAAAGTTTGCCGACAAATGCATGGTAGTCGACATCAATGTGGTCGACACAAAAGGAGTTAAAACGGTTGAAAAACAAAAATTCATTTCGCTTGCCGAATTCGAGCGCACACCGCAGGACCGGTTTGTCGGCAAACCAATTATTCCGAAAGAATTCGAGGGGTTTAGTTCACCGGATAGAGTGACTGCCGAAAACTTTATGACACACATGGACGCTGGACAACGGTTTTTCATGGGCACCGTGGCAGTCATGGGTCTCTACATGTTTCACCAACTCCTCTATGGGAAAACTAAGTAGACATGCGCATCTTGAATGCCGATTTTCTGCATATATATATATATATATATATATAGAATGAACAAAGATATATATATATTTGGCACTTGTAGATTGTGTTATCCATTGCATAACAAAATTAATTTTGTGAAAGAATTGAGAAAACATCATTCGAGACATTACATAATAAACAATGATGTGAATATTTACACAGAACCAGTAAATTACACAACTAAATTAATTGATGTGTTGGATAGCATTTATTACATGAAAGGCAAATTATATAACAATTTAAACCCCCAAAATAATAAAATGCTGCAAAGTATTTTTTTTAGAGGTCATGTATCAGATCGCGATTTTATTAATCCAAACACACATCCAAATATGAATAATTCGAACATTGAATTTGGAAAAATAATTATTGAAATATTTTCTATTAAACAATACATAATTAATACAAAAAAATATGGTGACGAATTTTATTTGCAAAATTTACCTTGGAAAATAGACACGGGATATGAACATAATGGTGTAACTTTTGACGAAAAAGATTTTATTATTAAACATATGAATAAAGAAGAGTGTTTTGACATTTTAAATAAAATTAAAAAAGAGGTTAATTGTGATATTCTTGTAATTGGTCCATATATTTCAAAAAGAGTTCCTGATTTTGTTAATAATGAACGAATTGAGACGCAAAATATATTAAAAGATTTTTGTTTTTTACATGGTTGTGATTATTTTGATTTATCTGAAACCATTGAAAAACACGATGTGGAAACTGATGAAACCCACTTTAACAATTATGGAATTGAAGTTTTAAGCAATGAAATGTATAATTTTATAATTAAATAAAACTGCGCCACTAAAACTTCACCACAATGCTCACAATCTCCTTTTTGATACTCTTGCAGGCGGATATGGACAGTTCCTCCCGCTTCTTGCGTGTCTTATTGTCCGTTCCTGTGGAACTTCCTTCAGCATCCGGCGTCTTCTTCTTTGATATGCTGTTGCGCGAATTCATGTCATTCTCTATCGCCTCGAAATTCTCCTCAATGTATTCCAGAATTCGGTTCTCGATTGCCCACTTGAAGAAATTCAACTGCCCAATGGTCGTCACCAATCCTGTAGTCCTGGAATCATTGTAGGGAATGGTGATGCGGTCGCGCCTGCAAAAGGGGTCGAATCGGGATTTGTTATACGCCTTTAGTTCTAACTTGTAACTATTAAACACCTTGAATCGCTCCTTGTTTTCCTCTCCATTTATGACGGTGCTGCATCGCGTTTTTGCGGGAATCGTATAAACAGTGAAGTATTTTTTCGCGAAATTGGTCACAAACCAGTCGATGATACGCAGCGAGGTCTTGCTCTCGCCATTTACCACACCGACCATTTTGTCCATGTTTTCCTTGTCCGAATAGAATTCCATTAAATTTGTTAACAACAGTTCGTTCTGTGTTGGGGTTCTTGATGATGATAATGACATATTGTGATATTCTCTATTGCCCCGAATTCTCTATGTTCTTTATGTCTTTTGACATTCTAAATGCCAACTTGAAGAAAATTGGAAATAACATAGAACTACCTCTTTATTCTTCATATACACAATGACCACCCAATACATCATTTTGTCCAAGGACGATAGAGATGCCGTCCAAGACAATAAGAAAAATCAGTTTTTCCACATCAATCGCGCGCCCTGTTATTTTCTCCCCGCACATAACCACGAGTATTATGTAAAACACGGACTGTTTGAAAGCGGGTTAATCGAGTGGTGCAAACAGTTTTGTAATCCAAACAGCGTATTTTTAGACATCGGTGCTCATACAGGAACGTACGCCATCAGTTTGGCGCACTTTGCCAAGAAGGTCTACGCGTTTGAACCGCAACGAATGACCTATTATGCCTTGTGTGGCGGGGTTGCTCTATCGAATATGAATAACATCGATTGTATAAATTATGGGTTGGGGTCCGACGACCAGGTGGGAACACAGACGTTGAATTTGGTAAGCGCGGACGGAGGCGGATCTACATTACAGAAGGTTCAGTGTGAAATTATTGGAAAAGAACGCGTTGAGGTGCGCCGATTGGATGACATACAAATTCAGAGTCCGATTTCTTTTATAAAGATGGATATTGAAGGCAATGAATTGAACGCGATTAAGGGTGGCGTGGAGACCTTGCGTCGCAACAATTATCCACGAATCCTGTTTGAATCCAATTGCGAAAATGTTGAACTGTTCAAATTTATACAGGACCTCGGGTACAAAATTATCAGCGTGTCTGGCACATTTAATATGTTTTTGGCAACCAAAGAAGGACGCTAAATGACAATGACTGCGTCCAAAAGAAGGACGCTAAATGACAATGACTGCGTCCAAAAGAAGGACGCTAAATGACAATGACTGCGTCCAAAAGAAGGACGCTAAATGACAATGACTGCGTCCAAAAGAAGGACGCTAAACCAAATAATCCTGTAAATAAAACCAATCATATATCCCTCGCGGAGATTTCACGCAGAAACACAATTCGGGTTGGTCAATATATATTGACGACATGATGGTCTGGTCCTTGCCTACAAATATGCCCCTGTCATAGAGGCGTTCCAACATTGCATAATATGCATCATGCCATTTTAAAATTGCGTCAGAAGACCCCGCAAAAATGGTGCCACCAATATAATCTATTTTTGATAAATCCTGGGTCAGTTCATTCAAAGGAAGAACCTCCAACAATAAAATGCGGTCTTCCGGAATCTTGTTGGCATCTGGCCACTTTATAAACCGCGTATTTGGCACCCTAAAACACCCAATGTCACACCACACAAATTTGGTATTGTGGGGTTCCTTGAATGATTTCTCAATCTCTGTTGCGCGCTTCAAAAAATTACTCTTCTCATTCCAAATCAAATACAATTCCACGCTGTGAATCGACCTTTCACGGTCTATTGAGTGTTGTGCTTTGAACATGTCTACATATTTGTAGCAATGAAATTCCTCGAATTTTGTTTGCACAATAATGGTAGGACACGGATTATTTGCACGCAGACTCCGAATTAATTTAAAGGATGCCGCGTCGCAGAAAATAATCATGCGATTCTGTATTGCCAGCATGTTTTTCATCCATCTTGCATAGGTTTCGTGATTTGCCTTGGATTTTGGTATATTAAAATACGCGGTCACAATGGTTGCCATTTAAATAAAGTGTGTCTATAAAAAGACACACTTTATTTTTCTATTTAGTTTTTTTAATTACAAGCAAATTGTTGTCAAATGTGTTTCTTCGAGATGGAATTTGCAATAATGTGAAATCCAACTCTGGGAACCTCAGTCTCCATTCCACAAGTTTTTTTTCAAACAGGTGTAATTCTTTCTTCATGATGTCCTCAATGATGAAATATCCACCAATGTTCAATTTGTGCACGCTGTTTTCGAAAAAACACGCATTGGCGTGATACTCGTGCAACCCGTCCTCCACAATAATGTCGAATCCGTCGACCAATTCTGTTTGATTCCACATCATTTTGATGATAACCGGGTTTGTTTGGTCACAGTAATATGTTTTTATGCGATCACTTTCAAACAGGATATTCATGTCGATGTCGGCACCATAGATTTTGGAATTGGGGAAAAACTCGCGCCACCCATACAATGATGCGCCTGGTTTGCCGTTTGCGCCCATGTTGGACGGCACGCTCAAATTATTAGTGCCCAAACCCAACTCGAAAATGCGCAATGGTTTATCCTGCATTTCCTTGAATATGCTGTGGTAAAATGTGGTGTAATTGTGCCAACATTGGGCAATATTGGTGTTTCCCTTGTCACTTCCATATCTGCCCATAATCTCACATAGAGGTGTCGTTGTGTTTTCGTCAAATGGGTACTGCATTATATTTATTATTTGGGAAACAGTTTATATGTCTTTTTTGCATATATTTGTTTATTTATTCCAATCCACGTTTTCATAACTATATTGGTTTGGCGGGTTCAACAATAGAGATTCTCTATCGTCCGAGATTTTCTTTATGATTGCGATGATGTAAACCGAATTCTGTGTGTTTATTTGCGTATTGTTTCGCCATCCATTGAAGGATTTCACATTGATCCAATTCTCTCTATCCGCGTTTACTTCGGCAAGATACAGTTCAAGCACTTCCATGCCATATTTTGGCGCGAATGCCGAGAGGAAAAATTCGGGACTAAATTGGTAGATTCCATGCCCCGAAAAATTGTTATTCACCGTGACCGAGCAATATATTCCACCTACCTCCATCATATCTATGATGTTTTCACAGACCTGGGGGCAATTGAATATATGCTCTATCGTGCCGCCGTCCAACACGTAATTGTACCGTGGTTCTGTTTTTGACAATAAAAACGGCAAGTTCAAATTGTGTATGATCGTTGCATTCTCATATGCCGAGTTGTCGATTGAATCCGCGACCGTGTATCCCATGTCTTTGAATAGTCCCTCGAAATATTCCCCGCATTCATGTAGGGGCGCATGTATGCCGTGTTTTTGAAACAGGCAGTGCATTAATTGGGGAGGTATGTGTATTTGTTGGCGCGCCAATGACATTACATTGTGTCGGTTCTCCCGGGGTAAATACTTGTGCGAGAGGATGATTGCCTCCAATACTACTTTGTCGATTCCCATTTTTTGTTGTATGTGCATATTGTGGTGTTGTTTCTATATTTATGTGTTGTGTAGTAATAATCGTTGTTTACAATATTTTTATGTGATCTTGCTTTGGGATTGCCCAAACCAAGATATCTTGGTCCTCCAACTGGAGGAGCAAGATTTTATTAACTATTTCAATTCATCATTTTAAACCTTTGCACTTTTAAAACGCCGATTATATAACCTGAAATCGCATTCGGCGATTTCTTGGATATAAAAGGTGATTTATCAGTTGCAAAGTGACAGTTACCTAAGCACGTTCAAAGATGCCGACCTCTGGTCGGCATTTAAAATGTGCAAAGGTGTAAAAAGCGCTCCTCCAATCGGAGGAGCGCTTTTTCTAAAGTATGCGGGTAAGGTTCTAATTCACTCTTTACCATTTACTTCCACCATTCGCCCCGCCCGTCTTCTTCACCGTGACTTGTCCGCCTTTTGCCTTCTTTTTGGCATTGGGATCATACTCGTCCTCGTCGTCGGACCCCAAATTCTTCGAAATCTCCCAGAACTCTTTGGAACCCAACTTGAAATCGGGTCGGTCCATTGCCTTGTACCAAAAGATTTGATCATTGATCTTGTTGGATTTGGCGTTATTATTGATGACCAGGCACTCATAATTCTCTGTGGTCTGGTCCATGATCGAGCAAAATGACTCGAGCGTTGGAAACATGGACGCATAATTTTCCCAAATCTTCTTTCGGTTGACCAAGTAATTTTCACGCAGAATGAAAACATAATCAATGTTTGTGCGCAGATTGGGTGGAATACCGAGCGGGTATTGCATTGTGATGATTAACATCACCTTCCAGTGACGCCCGTTCATAAACAGGGACCGCATCAACTTGTCCCGCGCCCACGTATTGTCATACAGGCAATCATCAAGAATGACGAAAGTGCGTGGATCAATCGTGGTTTTCTTATACGCCTCCATCTCCTTCTGCATCTGTTTCATCACGGTTTTCTGACGCCTTAGTACGTTCTCGATGAGTGCCGAATTGTATTCCTCGTGTATGAACAGTTTGGGCACCAGTTTGCCGTAGAAACCGTTACCCGCCTCTGTCCCGGATATGACGGTGCCAATCGGAATGTCTTGGTGATGAAACAGCAAATCTTTGACTAAAAAGGTCTTACCCGTGTCACGACGCCCGATGAGCACAACTACAGGACCCTTGTTCTCATCTGGACGAAAGGTAATTGCCCGCATGTCGAATTTCTTTAGTTCTAGTGTCATTCCCAATATATGTTTTGGAAATATTTTTTATCCGACCACTTTCCGTGATGTTTTCTAAACCATGTTTTATTTATTGTCGCCATTTTGCCATTAGTTCATTCATGTCATAAAGAATGATTTAGATAAATATATTATTCTTATTCAATGTCTGCTCCCATTGGTTATCAACGATTCAGAAAACCAAACCTGGAAAAAATGGCATCTCAACAAATCTCTATTGACAACAGTTATGAACCATTTAATTTAGCAAATTTCCAAGGTTACAACCCCGTCTATAGTAGGTTTTTCGACATGGATGCCGACAACTACAATATGATTTCTCTAAATCACAAATACCAAGTTGCCGATCTACACACTCTGTGTGATCAGGAAGGCAAAAAAGTCAAACAGGATGTATTTGTGAAATTCTCGCCTCTATTAGACCCCTTGAAATTCATCACAGGCAAATATAATTTGAAAGATCCGCGCATCACCACATTGCCGTCGTTGGACGCTGACGTGTGCTTACCCAAAATCGGAAACTCCAATAATTGCTCCTACACGGATGCGTTCTTTTCTTACCTC